GAATTAAAACGGCTCTTACTCGCGGCCTTCTCGACAACATCTATCTCACCCTTAACCCGCGAGTTGAAGTCAGCGAAAGCAATGCTAACGAGAATACGCTAGACGATTTGCTGATCTCGCGCCCCGGCGGCATCGTCCGCACCAAGACCCCCGGCGGTCTGAACCCGTTCGTGCATCCCGACATCACGGGAAGCATCTACCCGATGCTCCAGTACATGGACAGCACGAGAGAGTGGCGCACGGGCGTCACAAGGCAAGGTCAGGGGCTGGACGCTGACGCCTTGAACAATCAGACCGCCACCGCTGCCATGCAGTTCTACGATGTCGCGCAAGCCAGGATGAAGCTGGTCGCCCGCATCTTCGCGGAGACGGGCATCGCTGACATGTTCTGGCTGCTTCACCGCACCATCCGCAAGAACGGCGACCAGCAGATGACGCTGCGTCTCCGCAACAAGTGGGTGACCGTAGACCCGCGCACTTGGAAAGACCGCAACGACATGACTGTGAACGTCGGCCTCGGACATGGGGGGAAGGCGGAGCAGATGCAGCAGCTGCTGGTTCTCATCAACGCCCAGCGCGAAGCGGCGGCGGGCATGATGGGGATGGTCAAGCCGATCAACTTTTATAATTCGGCACGCGATCTGGTCCGCCTGCTCGACAAGAAGGACGTTGACCGCTACTTCGTGCAGCCGAAACCCGAAGCCGAGATGCCCACGCCTCCCGATCCGAACCAGGCCAAGGCGCAGATCGAGCAGGCCAAGGCTGCGGCGAAGGCGCAGACCGATCAGATGAAGATGCAGACGGAGATGCAAAAGACGCAGATGGACGCGCAGATCGCGCAGATGCAGGCGCAGCATAAGCAGCAGCTTGAGGCGACCCAGATGCAGGCCGACATCGCCGTCGGCTCTGCCAAGGCTGCCGCTGCCATCGAACTCACCAAGGAGAAGCATCGCCTCGAGCTGGAGAAGGCGAAGCTGTCGGCGCAGCTTGAGATCCAGAAGCACAAGCTTGACGCACGCATGAAGCAGCAGCAGTCGAGCGTCGATCTGATCATGAAGGGTGCGGAACTGCATTCGAAGGAGCAGGATCACGCCTCGGCACGCGAGGACCGCGCATCGAAGCGCGAGATGAGCAAGGCGAAGCTGGAAGAGATCAGGGCCAAGGCCCGCGAGCGCAAGGCTCAACCGAAGAAGAAGGAACCCAAGTGATGGCTGGTGGATCGGGCAACAAGACCAATCCGCTCACGGGCGGCATGGGAGGCTGGGGCGGATTGGGCGGCGTGAGCGGCTACGGCGGACCCGCTGTTGATCCCTTCATGGCCACGCCGATGACGACCAGGATCGGCGGGCAAGGCAACGCAGGCCAAGCCGGAGGCGGCGTGCAAGGCGGAGGTGGCGGCGGAATGCCACGCGGCAATTTCGGCATGCCGACGCAGGACAGGTTCCAGATGGGCGGCGGCGGAGGTGGCGGGCAGATGACCCCGCAGCAGATGCAGATGCAGCAGCGCATGTCGCAGTTCCCGAACCCCGGCGGGTTCACGCCGGCCGCGCCGGGTGCGGCGATGATGATGGCTGGAGCAGGCACGCCCTACGGCATGAACTACCCCGGCATGAACCAGCGCGGCAATCCCCCGCAAGGAAATTCCTGGTATGGCATGAACCGAAGCCAGATGCGTGCGCCACCAAAACGCCATCCGGTGACTGGTCAGCCGGTGCCTGCTGACACCGTCACCGATCCATCCGGCAACGTGGTCGATCCAAACTCGGCGGTTCACGATGCCGACGGCAATTACATCGGCATCGCGTCGGATGTGTACGGTCACACCGTGCAGCAGGGCGGCAGCGGCGCCGGAGGCGGCGCGTACAGCGCGGATTTTGATCCCACGGCGCTTGGGATGCCAGCGCATGAAAAGTGGCGGCAGCGGTACAACGTCGCCCCCGGCGTTCGGCCTCCAGATATCGCTGACGCGCAATGGGCGAAGATGCGAGCGGGGCAGGGCAAGTACAATACCGGGTTCAAGGCGGATCGGCAGTCAGCCATCACCGCGAACATGCAGACGCTGCTCGGAGCGCAGGCCGCAGGCACCACGCTCACGCCGACGCAGCTCGACTGGTTGACGAAGATGCAAGGCCGCAAGCGCGAGGGCGAGGCGTAGTGGAGGACATCGCGCAGGCTAAGATCAATCGCGGCAACCACGCCAAGCATCTGATCAACGATCCGGTGCTGGCGGAAGCGTTCGTGGCCCTGCTTGCGGACGCCGACAAGGCCCGCGAGGGGTCGAGGCCGGAAGAAATTGATTTGCGCGAGGAGTGCCATCGCGCCAAGAAGGCAATCGAGGCACTGCGACTGAAGCTTTCGAACTGGGTGGCGGACGGCTCGATGGAGCAGGCCCGCCTGGTCGAAGAGGAGAAGAAAAATGCAGCAGATAATCCGACTACCTGAAATCACTTACGCACCTGAAGACCTCGGTGGCGTCGGCGGCTCGCCCTCGCCTGCGCCGGCGGCTCCGGCAGCAACGCCGGAGACGATCTCCAGCCAAGACATGACCCCATCGGACGCCGGGCGCATTCTGCGCTCGCTCCGCAAGACCCAAGCAGCGGAAGCAGCCCCTGCGGCAGCGACACCACCGTCGTTCGCCGCAGAGTATGGCGCATCCGCACCCGAAGAGATCCCCTCGCAAGAGGACGGACCCGCCCCTGATGCAGATCAGGCAAGCGCGGAGACTGACGAGCAAGCCTCGCAGGACGAAGGTCCCGCGCCAAGCGAGCCTCCGAAGTCTTGGAGCAAAGAAGCACGCGAAGTGTGGGCTTCCCTTGACCCCGAAACGCAGGCGTACATCGCGCAACGGGATAGGGAAGACAGCACGGCAGTGCGAAAGGCTCAGAGTGAGGCCGCGCAACTCCGTCAATACGCCCAGCAAGCGGTTGAGACGGAGCGGATGCAGCTGGAACAGGTTCGCTCGCAGTACGAAGCAGCCCTTCCCGATCTCTACCGCATGCTGTCGCAGAACGAACAGTTCGCGGACATCCAATCGTTCGACGATGTCGAGCGGCTGGCGAAGGAGGATTGGGCTCGCTACGTCGAATACGATGCCTATACGAAGAAGGTTGGATTGGTTCAGAGCCAGATGGTTGCTGCCCAGCAGCGTCAGGCCGAAGAGTACAATCACAACTGGATGCGTTGGTCTACCGCGCAGGATCAGAGGTTCGCTGAACGGGTTCCCGAAATGAAGGAGCCGGAGAAGGCGAAGATCGTGCATGAAGCGGGTGCGAAGACGCTGACCGATGTCGGCTTCTCTCCGCACGAGATCAACGAGCTGTGGCACGGTCGCGCATCACTGTCGATGCGTGACGCTCGCGTTCAGGAACTGTTCCATGACGCGATCAAGTTCCGCGCTTCGAAAGGCAAGCTTCAAGCTGCTCGCGTTCAACCTCTCCCGGCGGTCCAACGGCCTGGAGCCACATCCTCCGGCAATCGGAATGTGCATGCTCTGACCGCAGCAAAACAGAAACTCAGCCAGAGCGGGTCCATCGAGGACGGTCTGGCGGTCTTACGGGCGCAACGCGCTGCTAACGCGAAGCGATCCCGCTAGGAGACAGCAAGTGGCACTACCAGCAGGCTCGACCCAATTGGTTTATAACTCAATTGGTAACCGGGAAGATCTGACCGATGTGATCTACAACATCGATCCGACCGAAACCCCGTTCATCTCTTCGGTTGAACGGATCACACAGAAGGCGATCTTGCACGAATGGCAGACGCAGGCCCTGAACCCGCCTGATCTGAACAACGCGCAATTGGAAGGCGACGATGCGACGGCAACGCCGCATGTCGCGACCGTTCGTATCGGCAACTACTCGCAGATCAGCCGCAAGACGGGCCGGGTTTCCGGTACCCAGCGCGAGGTCGATCATGCGGGCCGCGACGACGAACTCGACTACCAGAAGCTGCTCAAGGGCAAGGAACTGAAACGGGACATGGAGAGCATCCTGTGTTCCAACCAAGCGAGCAACGTCGGCGCCGCCGGCACCGCACGCAAGCTTGGCAGCCTGTGCGCTTGGGTGAAGACGAACACCGACAAGGGCGCAGCCCCCGGTGCCGACCCGACCGCAGCGGACGGCAAGACGCCGCGAGTTGACGGTGTCGCTCGTGCCTACACGGAGCCGCTGCTGCAAGCGGTGCTGAAGAAGTGCTACGACAACGGCGGCGAGCCGAACATGATCATGCTCGGCAGCTTCAACAAGCAGAAGATGAGTGCCTTCCAAGGCCGGGCGCAGGCGCAGGAGCAAGCGGTGACGAAGAAGATCGTCAACGCCGTGAACACCTACGAAGGCGACTTCGGCACGCAGAAGGTGGTCCCGAACCGCTTCCAGCGTCCGCAGGACGTTTGGGTGCTTCAGACCTCGATGTGGGCAGTCTCGTACATCACGGGACGGCGCATGGTGTCGGAGAACCTGGCGAAGACGGGTGACAGCGATGCCTTCTTCATCCTGTCTGAGTACTCGCTCGAGGCACGGAACGAAAAGTCATCGGGTCTGGTCGCAGACACGCTGACTGCCTAACACCGAAGCCTACAGGGACGCTTCGTCAACGCGGGGCGTCCCTTTTTTCAGCGAGGGGGCAATGCACACCTACACGGCGGGGCTGACGCACAAGGTCACGGCGGATCAGCCGATGGAGAACTCCACTCCGATGGGCTGCAACAAGATCCGCGTGGTATCGACCGTGCCGTGCTTCATCCGCATCTCCAAGGATGGCGAGGAGGCGAGCGAGGACGATTTCCCGCTGGTGGCGCGGCTGCCCGAATACCTCAACGTCAGCCATGGCGGAGTGAAGGTGTCGGTGTTCTTCAACAACATCATAACCGGAGAGGTCTTCGTCACGGAGATCAGTTGATGCAGAAAAAGATCCACACCAACGTCGATGGCACGCAGACCATCTATCATGTCGATGACAACGGTGCCGTGCATTGCACGGAGCGCCGCCAATCCGGCGACGAGCTGCAAGCCATCCGCGACGACAATCTTCGCATGCAGAACGGCGAGAAGCAGGTGGGCAATTACCGTATGACCTCGCAGATCCCGCTCATCTTCATCGAGAAATGGCTGAACGAGGAATGGATGCGCGGCAATGTCGGCCTCAAGCTGTGCGACGAGGAGTTCGACAAGATCATCTTCAGGAAGCTGCAAGACCCCGATTGGAAGTTTTTGAGGACAACGTAGATGATCACCGACAAGCAGTCACTGGAAGCGGCGGCTCTGAGTTGGATGGCGCGAACCGACATCACGCCGAACATCTCCGAATGCATCCAGCTTGCGGAGGCGTATTTCAATCGGCGCTTGCGGGTGCGGCAGATGGAGAACGTGGTCACGATCACGCCGACCGACGGCTCGCTCACCCTACCCGCCGACTATCTCGCGTGGCGGCGGCTGACCTGGCTTGGGTCGCCAAATCGCGATCTCGAGTTCGTGGTGCCGTCGGTCCTGACCCGGCACTACCCGACCGACCCGGCAGGCCCGCCATGCGAGTTCACCATCGAGGCGCAGTTCATCAACCTCCGTCCCATCGACATCACCGATTGCGAGTTCAACTACTACTCAAAAATCTCGCCGCTGGTCGATCCCGACAGCAGCAACTGGCTGCTCGAAGCCTATCCAGATCTCTATCTCGCAGGCACGCTGGCGTGGGTAAACACGCTGGTGCAGAACACCGAACAGTTCCAGCTCTGGCTCTCGAACGCCGACAGCATCATCGAACGCGCCATGCTGCTCTCGGAGAAGGGCAAGGGACCGTCGGCCATCGTGAACATCAGTCCAACTCCGTGAGGATCGCATGGCTATTATACCGTTCGGAGAGTGGCGGCCCGATCTCACGGATTATCAGGCGGAGACATCGCGCCTGATCCTCAACGTGGCTCCGCATGCTGACGGCTACGGTCCTCTGAAATCCTACCAGCCCTACACCAATGCGCTGCCCGGCCGGTGCAAGGGCAGCTTCCTTGCCGTCACCACCACCAACATCATCCTGTTCGCGGCGGCGGAATTGATGGAGGGCGCTCCAGCTGTTGCCGTCACCCGTCTCTACAAAATGGACAACGGCACGCTGGCGTGGGTGGATGTGACCAGAACGGGCGCAGCCTACAAGGCACTGCCGCCGAATGCCAATTGGACCTTCTGCCAGTACAACAAGCAGATCGTCGCCTGTAACGCCAACGAGCCGCCGCAGGTCATCACCACCACCGGGTCGAATTTTGCCGATCTCGCAGGCCTCCCGCCGCATGCGGCCTACTGCACCATCGTGTCGTCGCAACTCGTGCTGTCCGGTCTGATCGATGAGCCGCAGCGCATCCAGTGGTCCGCCAAGGACGACATCACCTCGTGGGAACTCGCGCTCAACGGTGCCGACTTCAACGATTTCCCCGACGGCGGGCGCGTGCTTGGCGTGGCCGGCGGTGAGTTCGGCGTGGTGTTTCAGGACAGCGCGATCCGGCGCATGACCTTCCTGCCGGGCTCGGATCTCATCTTTCAGTTTGACCGCATTGCCGAAGGCGAGGGCCTCCGCGCACCATCAAGCGTGGTGAGCGCCGGTGCGCGGATCTTCTTCCTCGGCACATCCGGTTTCCAGATGATCATGGGCGGCGCCGCTCCGGTGAACATCTCGAAAGAGAAGTTCTCGCGCTTCTTCGAACGCGATTGGGACGCGGCGGAATTGGACCTGACCATCGGCGCGAACGAACCCAACTCAACTCGAGTTTGGTTCTTCTACAAATCCGTCACTGGTGTCACGGGTCAGTTCAATCGCGCCATCGTCTACGATTGGGTGCTGGAGCGCCCGGCCTATATCGACGGCTATGTCGGTGAGTATGCGGCGATGATGGCGCAACCTGGCGTGACGCTGGAGGGCCTGCCAGCCATCGGCTACACCAACATCGACACCATGACGATCAGCCTCGACGCCTTCCAGCGTCAGACCGGGGCGCAGCTCGGCATGTTCGATACCCATCACAAGCTGGGGTTCATGTACGGGCCAAATCTGCAAGGCACCATGGCCTCGCCGGAGCAGGCCTTCGATGACCGCTATTTTATTTCGCAGGTGCGGCCCTGCACCGACAGTCCCGAAGTGACGAGCGTGATCACGCACCGGAACCGCATCGAGGATGATCCGGTGACGACCGCACCGTCGGCACTGAACCCGAAAGGCTTCTGCCCGCACCGCATCGACACGCGCATGGCGCGGTTCACCTCCGTCATTCCGTATGGTGCAATCTGGTCGTTCGATGCAGGCGTCGAGCCGCTGCTGGTGAAGACAGGCAAGCTATGAAGGGGATCTTCCTCGGTCCCATCGGGCAATCGTTCCAGCTTTGGAGCCAGAACGCGCTCCAGAACATCGAGCGGTGGGTCAATACCCTGACTGAGTTCAGAGGCGCGACCGCAGCCCGCGACGGCGCTGACGGCCTGGTGCCGCAGCCGAAGAAGGGCGACGAAACCAAGTTCCTGTGCGGCGACGGCACCTTCAAGGCTGCGTCAGGTGGCGGCGGCATTTCCGCCGTGCCGACGCCAGCCAACAATCAGATCGCCATCTGGACCGACGCCACGCACATCGAGGGCGATGCGGATTTCACCTACGACACCGTCACCAACATTCTGGGGTTGATCGGCACGCAAGTTATTCTGGTGCCAGCGGGCACCTTCGTGAACTTGAGCCTGCGTTCGACCGATGCAGGTGCGCTTGGTCCGATCCTGGAGTTCTTCCACAACTCGCCGTCGCCAGCGGTGGGCGATGTTGTCGCCCAGACCTACTACTACGGCAACAACAGCGCGGCTGCGTCCAAGTCCTACGGCATCATGTCGGTGACCATCACCGATCCGGTCGCCGCGAGCGAGGACAGCAACATCCGCTGGTATGTGATGAAGGCTGGTGCCGTCACCAATGTGATGGCGTTAGACGGCGCAGGCATCACCAGCTTCTTCAACGTCTTCACCACCGACGAAGCCTACGGTGCGACTTGGGACGGCAATCTGTCGGTGCCGACCAAGAACGCCGTCTACGACAAGATCCAGACCATCGGCGGCGGTTTCACGGCGGCATCTCAGGCCGAACAGGAAGCAGCCAGCAGCATCTTGGTCGCGGTCACGCCGGGGCGGCAGCAATATCATCCATCCGCCAACAAGGCGTGGGTCACGTTCACCTCGGTGACGACGACCGCCATCACCGGCAGCTACAACGTCTCCTCGCTCACCGACAACGGCGTCGGTGACACCACCGTGAACTTCACCGTTGCCTTCTCCAGCGCGAACTACGCCGCCGGGAGTGCATCCGGTAATCTTTCCTCCGCGCTCGGTGCCATCACCCTCTACATCAAGATCGACACGGCTCCGACGGCGTCGGCCTGCCGCATGCTATGCGCCAGGGCGGACAATAACGCGGCGCAGGACCGCGCCAATCAGGGCATAATATTCACGGGAGATCAGTGATGGAGCGCATCTGCATCACACGGGCTGACGGTGGCGTGTCGATCATGGAGATCACCGACAAGGCCAATCTCGCGGAGGAGATCGCGCTGTGGAGCGATCTGGCGGCACCGGGGGAGGAGTACGTTTCGCATGTGCTGATCGACAGCAAAGACCTGCCTGAGCGCACCTTCCGCAACGCATGGACGCACGACGGCGAAGCGGTGGTGGTCGATATGGTCAAGGCGCGGGAGATCCTCACCGACAAGCTGGCGCAGACGCGGCAAGAAGTTATCAACTCGCTCCCGGCCATGATCGATGCCGCCCTGATGCGCGGCGAGAACACCTCGGCTCTCAAGCATCGATTGCGGGAATTGCAGCGCATGAACCTGGTCGAGTTCAGGAATAAGGTTCACCGTGCTAGAACACCAGAGGATCTGCTTGCGCTGTGGCCACGCGATCTGCTGCCGGAGATGGACTGATGCTGAAAAAAACCACCGAAGCTGAAATCTTCCTGATCCAAGCGAAAGCGGTGCCGCAGTTCTGGGGCATGGCACGCGACTATATCGTCAAGGCCATCGAACACACGGCATGCGAATACACTGAGGAGATGCTGCTCGACGCCTGTTTCACGGGAAACAGCCAGCTCTGGCTGGTGTGGTCGGAGGAGCGCGGCTGCGAGTGCGCGGTGATCACGATGGTGCTGCCGCACTGCGCCACCTGCATCATCCAGGCCTGCGGCGGGCGCAAGCGCGAGCATTGGCTGGGGCTGCTGGACGAGATCGAAAGGTGGGCAAAGGCCCAAGGGTGCCAAAGGATGCGATTGTTTGGACGCAAGGGATGGAGCAGAGTGCTTCCAGACTACGCCGTCCAGAGGGTGATCATGGACAAGGAGTTGGTGTGATGGGTGGTGGACCGACCGCGACGACGACATCGGGTACTGACACAAAATCCGAACCCTGGGCTGGAGCGCAACCCGCGCTGAAGCAGTCCTTGCGAATGGGGCAGCAGGCTCAGAAGAAATGGAGCCAGCTTTCGCCTGCTGAGAAATCCGCCTTCAAGGGCCTGCGCGAGAATGCGGCATTTGCCCAAGGCTACATGCCGGATCAGGAGGGCCTGATCGATGACCTCTACGCTGGCGGCGGCTTCGGTGAGCGCAATCAGGACATCCGCGATGCGATGGACGCCAATCGCGAAGTCCTTGGTCGCTACATGGGCGAGAACTACCTCGACCCGATGTCGAACCCGTACTTGCAGCCAGCCATCGAGCAGGCGCGGTCAGGTTCCTACAACGATGTCTCCGACAAGTTCCGCGCCGGCGGCCGGTCCTTCTCCGGCGCGATGGGTGATGCGGTCGCACGCGGCATGACCAACGCCGCGCTGCCGATGCTGCTCGGTCAGTACAATCAGAACGTCGGCGCACAGCAGAACGCAGCGTCGGCGGCGATGAACGCATCGACGGGCGGAGCGCAGGCGCTCGACGCCTCGAACCAGCAGCGTCTGGCGGCGAGGATGGCCGCACCCGGCCAGATCGCCAACCTCAACATCCCGCAGAACATGATGCTCGAGGCCGAAGCGCGGAGACGCAACATCCCGCTCGATGTGCTTGGCCGCACCACGGCGATGTTCACGGGCATGGGCGGACTTGGCGGCACCGGATCATCGACGGGCTACGGCACGCAGCAGACACAACCGAACCCGTTCATGCAGTACGGCGGTGCGGCGCTCGGCCTGCTCGGCGGCGGGATGAAGATGTTCTAGGGGGCTGACGCATGGCGATGAACGAGGGCCTGAAGGCTCTGCTGATCAACAAGCTGAAGACGATGGGCGTCGACCCAGCCGACGCTGCGCGGCTTGCGGGTCAGCCATGGTTCCAAGACTACGCCACGCAAGTCTACAAAGGCACCCTGCCGAAGGGCGTGCCTGAGATCACCGAAAAGAACATCGCGAAGTTCTATGCCGACGCGAAGAAGACGGGCGCAGATCCCGTGCAGCTGTTCGCCACGGAGGTTTCGCCGTCATCGGTCGGAGCGCGGGCGGGTGCGAGGGCTGCGTTCGAAGCCATCAAGAATGATCCGCAGCCTACCTCACCGACGCCGCTGCCGACCGCAGGCGGCGCTCCACAAGCCGGGCCTCTTGCTGCCCCGACTGCCGCTCCGGCGGCGCTAGCCCCATCTGCTGCCCCCACAGGGGCTCCGCACGACATCGGCGGGTTCATGCAGGCCCCGAAGGGCGGGGGTGTTAATGCGCCGACCGACGCCTTTGCCGGGTTCGACAGCGTGGCACCGTGGGTCACGCAGCAATTGATGCAGGATTTCAATCTCACGCAGGCCCAAGCGGCTGGCATCGTCGGAAACCTGGCGCACGAGAGCGGCGGGTTCCAGCAATATCAGGAACTCAAGAATGGCAAGCCTATTGGTCCCGGCGTGTCGTGGCCGCAATACACCAACAGCCCCGGCAGTCCGCGTCGAACCAATTGGGAGAACTACCTGAAGGAAACGGGTCAAGACCCGAATAGTCCTGCGGCGAACTACGGATATCTCAAGCAGCAGCTTCAAGGTCCGTACAAATACGCCATCGATGCGGTCAGGAAGACCGACACATCGCAAGCGGCGACCAAGGCGTTCGAAGGCACATTCGAAAAGGCTGGTGTCAAGAATTGGCCGGAGCGGCTTCGATACGCTTCTCTCGCTGCCGGGCTTGATACGTCATCCGCGTTCCCGACCGAAGTCGCGCAGCGGACGACCGACACAGGGCAGCCAGTGACCGCTCCCGACGGGGGCGCTCCAATGGAGGCTGCCTACAACAACGCCCCTGTAGCCTCGCCTGAGCAGGACATGGGGCAGCTTGCCACGCTAGGTGCGTTCCCCATGCCGGGCGAGCCCGGCGTCGAGCAGCCGACGCCTCCGCCCGAAACCGTGTCCTCGCCGCAGGCACCGCAGTGGCAGCCCATCCCCGACCCGGAGCAGACCAAGTACGTCACCGGGCCGGGTTCCTACACTACGCAAGTCCCGAACTACAGGGAGTTGCTCACCACGCCGTCTTACCAGCGCGAGCAGCAAAACAATCCATTTCCTCCGGTGACGGCACCGCCGGCGGCCCCGACACTTGGAGCGCCGCCGCCTCCTCCGCTTGGCGGCACACAGCTCGAGGATGTCATGGGAACCGGATCGAGCGGCACCGATGTCGCCGGGTATCAGGGACCTAACGCTCTGCCGCAGGACCAGTTCGGCCCCGCGCCGACCGGAGGCATGGACCCCTCGGCGTTCCCGATGACACCCGCGCCGATGGGTCCTCCCGGCACCACGCCGTCGCAGTCGCCCATCGAACCGAACACCTACCGTCCCGCGAACACGATGTTCCCGCAGACGCAGTCACCGATCAATCAGCCGCAGATGTCGCCGTTCAATCCGGCGACCGCGCCGCCGCTCGGTGGTGCGCCGATGCCGACCGAAACGGCACCCCCCACCACAGATCCGTTCGCGGTCCCGGCGCGATTGCCCACGCCTCCGGGCGTGTTCGTCTCGCACCAAGCTGGTTTCGATCCCGGTGTGACGGACCAGACCTTGGGTCAATTCCCGATGGCCGGATTGGCCATGCCGTCGCCCGCCGGCGGAGCGCCGAAGCCTGCCATGCCGAACACCTCCTACGGTGGAGCGACACGGGGGCCGACGCCGATCAGCAACGGGTTCAGTCCGACGCAAGGCGCACCGACGCTCGGCATGTCGCCCGTCATGGGCGCTCTGGCAGCGTCCGCCGGGATGGGCGGAGCGGCACAGTCGGGCTTCGCGCACGGACCCGCGCCGACCCCGCCGCAGATGGGCGCGATGAACCCGGCGACCTTCGCCGGATTGGCCGGATTGAGCAGCAGGTTCACGCCGCAAGGCGGACAGTTCTCCGGCGCCGCGCACGGCGCTCCGGGCATGCCGCTGCCGATCCGCAAGCCGATCCTGCCGCCGCTGCTGTCGCCTCCGCCAACTGTGGGCGGCGCTCCCGACAAGTCCGGTGCAGCATCGTCCGCAGTAACGTCTCAAGTGCAGGCAGCAGCTGCGGCGAAATCCGCGCAGGCGAAGATCGCCTCGCAGCAGGCCGCGATGCAGTCCATCGGCGCGATGTCGGCAATGAATGCCCTGAGCAGTCTGGCAAACTCCGGCGGAGCGATGGCGGGATTGTATAAGGATCTGAACTACGGAATGAACATCGGCTTCGGCGGCAGCATGGGTGGTGGCGGCAGCTTCGGCGGCTTGTAAAGGACAGGACCATGGTCGGTTTCTACAAAGGCTGGATCGACGACGAGCTGGCGAAGATGCAAGGGCGCATGCCGCAACGCGACATGAACGATCCCTACGCGAGCGCACAGGCACTGAACCCGCTTCAGCCTTTCGGTGAGGGGCCGCCGATACCGGATCGGAAACCGGAGGAGGAGACGGACGACACCTCGTCCGACCAAGACCCGTTCAAGGATTACTGGAAGAAGAAAGCGGTCGCGCCACCGAAGCGGGTCATCCCGCCTCCGCCTCCGCCAGGTTACAACTCGCCGTGGTCGAACCGGCCGCAGCAGGCGAGCATGGACGGCGGCGCGAGCGGCTTGCTCGGTGGACTAGCTTCGCTGTTCGACAAGGGACAGGACGCCAGCCTGCTCGGCGGCTACGACGGCTCCGGCATTCGCGGTGGCGCAGGCGGCGACACGCTTGGCGGCGGCACCAATGGCGACACGCTCGAAAACGATCCGCTGTTCGACAAGAACAACCCGCTGTCGATCACGCAGGGGCAGGACTACAACGCGCCGGGATGGGGCTGGACCGCGACACCTCCGTCCCGCGACCAGCCGGGAATACCCGGTGCGCCGAACCTCACCGACAAGCAGAACATCCTCCCCGACATGGGCCTGCCCGGCAACGAGGGATGGCCGGGAGACAAGGACAGCTTCCCCGGTGCAGCGATGCCGTCGGGTCTGCTCAGTCCAGATCCGAACGCCATCACCGGAGAGGGCGGCAGCGAGTATCCGGCGAGCGCCGGCGGCGGCGGTCCGCTCGATGACGGCAAGAACCCCGGCTTCTTCAGCCAAATGTTCGGCGGATCGAAGCGCGACAAACTCGGCACGCTGCTGATGGGTCTTGGCGGCGGCATGATGACGGCTGCGGGCGATGTGCAAGGCGGCGGCACGCGGGGCATCCAAGAAGGCTTGCAGAATGCAGGTCAAGCCATCGACAGGCAGAACGAGCAGGCGAACGAGGAGGACTACCGCAAGCAGGTGCTTCAGTTGCGGAGGGACGAACTCAACAAGCCTGCCGCCGACCCGGAGTTGCTGCGTCTGTACCAAGCCGCGAAGAAGGAGGGCTACAAGGGCAGCCTGCCAGATTTCATCCAGCTCGAGAAGGGCGGCGGGGAAGGCACCGCAAACCAGCGCGACTACATTGAAGCGGTGAGGGGCGGCTACAAGGGAAGCTTCTTCGACTACCAGATGGAGATGAAGAAGGCTGGCGCGAACCAGACCATCTTCTCCGGCGAGAACGAACTCTCCAAGTCGCTCGGCAAGGCCGCCGGCGACATGGTCATCGACAGCAACAAAGCCATCTCTCAGTCGCAGCAGAACCTCCGCGATCTGCGCGAGATGAACAACTACAACGAAAACCCGAAAGTCTACAAAGGGCCGTTCGCTGACCCGGTTCACAGGATCAAGCAGACGGCGGAGATCCTCGGCATCCCGGTGGAGGGAACCGGACCCGAACAGCAGTGGCGGTCGATCTCATCGAAGCTGGCACTTGCCACGCGCAGCACCTCCGAAGGCGGAGGCTTGCCCGGTTCGATGTCGGACGCCGACCGCAATTTCGTCGTCGCGATCCAGCCCGGCGTGCAGAACACGCCAAGCGGCAACAGGCTGATGATCAAGATCGGACAGCGACGGGAGAGGTTCAGGATCGACTACAACATGGAGCAGCAACGCTACATCATGGAACACAAGGGTGTGGATGGTCTGCCGGAAAACATGGAAGCGTGGTCGCAGAAACACGACTACCTTGCCGATCTGGAGAACGATCCCGACACGGGTGAAGCACTCAGGATCGGCGGCGGCAACGACGGCAGCGGACGGATCAGACGATGGGACGATCCTGACTAAGGGGCGAGAAGATGGCTGACGATCTGGTGATGCCGGAGCGTACTCCCGACGAAGACCTCGAGCAGATGATCATGCCCGACGGCAAACCGACGTTGATCCCGAAGACATGGTCGGGTGACGAGCGCCGCGCCTTTGTCGAGAAGAAGTTCCCCGGCGCCTACGACGAGCCGAAGAAATACGATCCGCCGGAGGGATCGTGGGGTTATTCGTTGAAGGACGCCGGGCATGCGCTGCACGACACCATCGAGGAGGGTGTGGCGGCAATCCCCGGTCTTCCCGGTACGCTCATCGAACTCGGCAAGCGCGGACTGCGCGGCCTCGGCATGGACGACATCGTTGCCGAACCGGAACTCGGCAGTTCGAAGATCCCGACCGGGCAGGATCTGCTGCACGAGTATCGCGATCTGCGCGGCATGGACCCGGAAAGCTACCAACCAAAGACGGAGATGGGCAAGCTGGTGGCACCGTTCGGACGCTACCTTCCGGGTGGCGTCGGCGGGCTGGCGACGGCAGTGCCGCGTGTCATGACCAATGTCGTCGCTCCCGCCGTCGGTGAAATTGCCGGAGGCAGGCTTGGCGAAAAGTTCGGCATGAAGGAAATCGGTGAGACGGTCGGCGCTCTTGCCGGATGGGGAACCGCTGCCGGAACCAAAGCGATCCGCTCACCTCGTGGAGTTGGTCTGACCGACAGCGAAGGCCTCGGCAACATGGTGACCCAAACCCTGGACGATGTCGATAAGGCTGGCGTGCGGGTCAGGCGTTCCAGCGTGCGCGGGTTCGTGGACAGTCTGGACACGACGGCGAAGGTGAACAGGATCTCAAGTGTTCGGCATCCGAAGGCGCTCGACGTTATCAGAAACGTCAAGAAGCTGATGCAGCCGAATGCGGCTGGTGCCCTGCCGCAGCGGGCCTCGCTCAGGGATCTGTACGGGATGCGCGAGGATCTCGCGACCATCGCCAAGAGCGGTGACGCTCAAGAGGCGTTGATGGGCCGGAGGCTGCGCGAAAGTTTCGATGAGTATCTCGACGGTCTGAAACCGAATGATGTGACCAACGGCAACGTCAAGGAGGGTGTCGAGGCCCTGACCAAGTTCCGCAAGCTTTACCAGCGCAAGAAGAAGACCGAAATGATCGAGGACATGCTCGACAGCGCGGAGATCAGAGCGGCAGCCAATGCCGGGCAGGATGTCAACGAGATCGTCAAACGGAAGTTCACTGCATTTGTCGATCCGCAGGGTGCCGGCGCTCGCAACAAACGCAGCTTCACTCCGGCTGAGTGGGACATGCTGAAAGAGGTGTCGATGGGCCGCCCGCTCGAGCGCACGCTGCGATGGGTCGCTCAGGTGTCGCCAAAGACGCTCAGTGGCAAGGCGCTCGCGGCGTTGGGCTACTCGCAAGGTGGCGTCGAGGCAGCTGTCGCGGTGGCAGCTCCCGGCAGCGTGTCGCGATACATGGCGAACAAGATGACGAAGGCGAACGCGCAGCGTGCCTACGACAGCGTGCGCGGTGGCGTTCCACTCAGCGCACCGCCATCGGCTGGCGCGGCAGCCAACATCGGCACGGGGAGCCAGATGTTCCCGTTCGATCTTCCGCCCATCAAGGACTACGGTACGTCCGAAGAGGACGACGAACTCATGAAGCGGCTGAAAATGCAGGAAGAGGGGCAACAGTAATGTCCGAAGGTATTCTGACTTGGTCGCAGGCGACGGCAAACAACGCCACGGCGTCCGACGCGATTAACTGGGCAGAAAATCAGCCCCCGCCCACCATCAACAATTCTTCAAGAGCCATGATGTCTGAGGTCGCCAAGTACCGCGACGATCTCGCGGGCGTGCGCCCCGGCGATGTCGTGCTGACCTCGACCGGAAATGCCAACGCGCACGTTATCGCCGTATCGAACGGATCGATTGCCAGCCCTGCTGTTCTCACCAACGGATGGGAGATCACTTGGGTGGCTGGGTTCGGGCCGAACACGGGACCAGTGACCTTCGCCATCGACGGCATGACCCCGAAGCCGCTACGCACCGTCGTCGGCGTGCCAATGGCTGGCGGCGAGATCCTGATCGGGCAGATGTACACCTGCATCTATCACAAGACCGCCGACGAATGGCTGATGAAATCCGGCGGAGGCGTCGGCGTTCCCGTCTCGAAACTCGCCACGGTCGCGGAGATCCGCTCCGGCACGCTCGGCAAGATCATGGACACCGACGGGTTCTGGGGCACGCCGTTTCCGGTGACGTTGCCCGATGCCGCTGGCGCCGTCCTCATCCCGCTCAATTTCGGTTCGGGGCTGAACTTCAAGATCAACATCACAGGCACCAACGCCGTCCTCGGCAACCCCATCACCGGGGGCAAACCTGGTCAGGCCGGAGTGATCGAGATCAAGGCGTCGGCCATGCACATCGATGTCCAGAAGGGGCCGAAGGTGGTGGCGGTTGCGACCATGTTCCCGCTGCACATCCAGACCCCGACCACGGCGCATGTCTACTACTCGGTGATGCCTTCCGATCCGACCTTCGTGATCATCACTGGCATCATCAACAATCCCGGCTAGGTCCATGTCCATCCGCGATGTGATCGTGCAGCTGCAATGGGACGGTTGGACCGACCGCTTCACCATGCCCATCGACTATCTGCGCCTGTCGGTGCAGGACCGTCTCGCAATCTCGATCGAACAATTGCGGGTCTACGCTCCACGCGAGATGATCCACGTTCCCGATTGGGGAATGCTGCGGCTGTTCTCCGCGACCATGCTGCCGGGTTTCCGCCCCAATGTCTTTGCGTTCGGGTTCGGCTCCGGCGTGCAGAAGTTTGAACGCATCTTCATCACCGACACGACCCTCACCGGATGGCAGGTTCCGGGTGATTGGAACAACAACGACAACGGGGTCGAGTGTCTCGGCGGTGCCGGATTGGCGGGTAACGCGGACAACGGTTATGGCACCTACGGCGGCGGCGGCGGCGCGTATGCCGGGCGGCGCAACATCGATTTCGTCAAAGACGCAAGCGGGGTGTTCCCGTTCACGCCGATCAGTGTCGGCATTGGTGCGGGACCCTTGGACGCCCTCTCGGTGGTAGCGCGGACGTACTTTAAAGATCCTGCGTTGCTCAGTGCTGCTGGCGGACACACGGGCACCGGAGGAGCCGCCGCTAATAGTGTGGGCGAACTTTGCTGGAACGGTGGTAGTGCGGGTGTCGGTAAGGGCCCCGGCTCATACCGTAGGGCCATCGTCGAGGATAGCCACGGTCACAACATCACCACCGACCGTTTCGGCGGCGGCGGAGGCGGAGGCGGCGGAGGCGGGGCTGGCGGACCGGATGGCGACGGTGAAACCGGGCATTCCGGCACGACCGGGGGGTCTGCATCCCTCACACAGCGAGGAGCGCCTGGCGGCGGCGGGGCTGGTGGCAACGGAGGACCGCCGCTTGGCGGCACTGGCCCGGCGAACGGCAACGGGACGAGCGGCACGGCGTGGGAGACGAACGGCAACGGTGGCGGCGGGGCTGGCGGCGATGGCGGGATTGGCGGTCTTCACACCTACGATTATCCAAACCACAATCCGCCCACCGGAAGAAACATCGCTGGCGGACACGGCGGAGCAGGCGGACACGGCGGCCTCTACGGTGCGGGCGGCGGAGGCGGCGGAGGCGGCGGAGGCAATCTAACGTGGGCAGGAGACGGTGATCGCGGTCTGGGTCGTGGCGGCTTGATCGTCATCACCAACAACGCATCATCGATAATCACATGACCGAAATGAAGATGGGACGCGAAGCACGCAAGACGCTGGCGGAAAGCCGCGAGGCGATTGCCGAGAAGCGCGAGGATCTGTTCGAGCGCAAGCTGTTCTTCGATGAGGTTCGCGTCACGCTGTTCAGCGACAGTCTCAGTCAATCGCAAGTCGATGGCATGAACGCGCTGCTGGATGCGTGGGAACGCATCAGCCTCATCAAGGATGTCGATTTGCGCTGGCTCGCATACGTCCTCGCAACGGATTTCCACGAGACTGCCTTCACGATGCAGCCCATCGAGGAGTACGGCAAGGGCGCAGGCTACGAGTACGGCGAGCCCGATCCGGTCACTGGCGAGTGCTATTATGGTAGAGGACTTGTACAGCTAACGTGGTCTAGCAACTACGTCCTCGCTGCTGAGAAAACGCACTGCGACATGTACTGGCAACCTGAGTTGGCATTGGAGATGCCGATTGCCGTTCGCGTCATTCTGCGCGGAATGTACGAAGGCTGGTTCACCGGGAAGAAGCTGTCGGACTACATTCACGGCAACGTCTGCGACTTTGTCGAAGCGCGGCGCATCGTCAACGGCACCGACCGCGCCGAAACCATCGCGGGCTATGCGGAGAAATTTCAGTCGGCGTTGCTGGTGGCGACCTCGACTGCTGTGAGCGACCACCCGGAGGAGGAATGACATGGGCGGCATAGTCAATCTGATCATTGCAATCGCAGTCCTGATCGCTGCGTGGTGGGTCGTTCAGCGTTTCTCGCCAGACCCGCTCATCACCAAACTTGCCCAGCTTCTGATCTTCGTGGTCGCTGTGGTGATCGTGCTGAAGATGGTGTTGCCTCTCGCTGGCATGGGCTGATGACCGGGCTCTGCGAAACTTGGATCATGATCGCGTTCCTCGGCTGGACGCCACCGCTGCAAGTCGGTGGCTTCCTCACCGAAGAGGCGTGCCATGCGTCGGGCAAGCAGGCCGAGAACTACTGCACCAAGCGCGAGAATGAGCCCTGCATCCCGAAGCACTACTGCCTCGCAGGTCCGCCCGTGCCCTGTAACCCGGTGAAATGACATGCCGTTGATCGACCGCGACTATCTCAGAAGGGCAGCTCTGGCGCGGGTGAATGTCGGCATGCTTCCGGCGGTGCCGTCCGACTACGACACCAAACTCGATCCTGACGAGGAGGCAGCGTTTCAGGCGTGGAAGGCGGAGAACGCGCCGAACGACAGCGGCGAGGACTACGATCTGCGCGGCGCGTGGAAGGCTGGCTTGTCGAAAGATGCCGACACGGGCCACATGGCCGACACCTACAAGAAGCCAAACCACCCGACCTTCTCCGATCAGAGCCAGTATGCCATCGGAGCCGACGCGCCCAAGGCAGGACACTGGGCCGACGACAACGCCACCTTCATTCCACCGGAGGGTTTGATCGGCAAGGACGCCGTGCGGCAGCAGGCATCTGATCGCGTCAATGTCGGACTGCTGCCTGCGGTGGGACGGCGTGCCGCCGACGACATGACTGCCTCGCCGGCGGCCGGTGTGGAGCCTGCGCCGGAGATGACCGATCAGGAGAGGTGGGCGGAACTGCTCCGTCTTGGCATCATCCCGCAAGGCGACCCGGCGGTCGGAGCCAAAGCCACCGCAGAGGACTACCCGGATTGGATGCAAGGCCCGCTGAAGGCGGCGATGCTTCCGGCGGTCGGTGTGTCGCGGATCGTGGGCGGCACGCCTGACGCGCTCGCTGCCGCCTTCACCGCACCGAAGCGTGCATATACGGGCGAACTGCAAGTCTCCCAGCCAGACCCGGTGACGGGCGAAACCCACTCCACGCCGCAGGCGATAGGCGAGGGCATGAACATCGCCATGACGGCTCCGCTTGGCGCTGTGGCTGCCGAACCGATAGTCGGTGCCGTCGGCTCCGGCGTCCGCACCAAGCTGCCGAACTCAAGGCTCGCAGGCCTGAAGCAGACGCTCGACGCCAGAGCGGAGCAGATGGCACTGCCGCCTGCGGAGCGCATCAAGCCGGAGGACGTCCAACCAGTTCCGCTCGAGGAGTACCGCGCAGCGGCAAAACCGCCGGAGGAAGAACTCGGCTACCACTATCCTCGCGCCGACAAGCCGGAAGATTATCCGAAGGGTGGTCGCGCCGTGCCACTGATCGAGCATGGCGACGAGATCGCATCCGGTCTGGCCAAGCGGATGGAACCGGAGCTCGGAAAGCCGACGCAGTTCTTCTACCACACCGAACCGATCCGGCAGGACATGCTGAAGCGCGGCTACGCTCCAGAGTACGCCGACAAGTGGGTGAAGGAGTTCTCGGATCTCTACGCTGCGTTCTCGCCGCGCACAGAAACCGCACAGAACATCCGCAACGCCACCATGGCGATGGCGAAGCGCGAAGCAGGCGTGCCGCTCACCGATGTCGTCGGTCCTGGCACGGGCGGCATCTCGGAGAAGGGCTACCCGATGATGATCGGAGAAGGCGGCATCCACCGCAGCCTCTACGATGCCGTCACGGGCGAAGGCATCAATCGCAACAAGAACCCGAAGCCATGGTTCTTCTCCAAGAACGTGGCAGGCAATCGCAGCGGGGTCACCGCTGACACGCACGCGATCCGCGCCGCGCTCGATGTGATGAACGAGAAATATCCCGGCAGCATCGGTGGGTGGATCAAGCCGAAATATAAAGCGGCCTACGCGAGAGATCCGTCGCAACTCAATCCGGCGATGTGGATCGATGACACGCTTGAGGGCATCAGCCGCAACAAGATCGACAAACAGGTCGAGTACGCGCCATTCGCCGACATCTACCACGAGGCCGCTCGCAAGGTCGGCGTGGAGCCAGCCGAAGGTCAGTCGATGGGATGGTTTGGCTCCGGCGAGCGGACGGGACTGAAATCGGAACGCAAGACCGTTCCCGATCTGCTCAACGAGCGCATCAACGTCACCGCGAAAGCCTTCGGCGAGCCGGAGGAAGTCACCCGCCGGCGGCTATATAATCGCGAGATCGGCCTGCTCGCCAACCCGAAGGAGGCGGCACCGTTGCAAGCTGTCGGCGCGGAGGAATTGAAGCGGCTCTACCACGGCACAGGTGCTGATTTCGAAAGGTTCAAACCCGGTGAAACTGGCGTCCACATGGGCACGCCGGAGCAGGCGGCAGAATTCGCAGAAGACATTGGCGGAAGGATCATGCCGCTCGACACCGACATCAAGAACCCGGTGCGGCTCTTCGATGTCGGCTCCTTCATGCCGGAAATCGTCGTTCCGCAATTGGAGGATCTGGGCATCCTGACGGAGAAGGAGGCCTACGCAATCGATCATCTGCCTCGTGCTTCTTACAAAACGAAGATGAAGCTGATCCGCAATAAATTGATCGAGAAGGGCTACGACGGCATCGTCTATCTCAATCGCCGCGAAGGCTTGAGCAAGGCCGACCAGGCCAAGCTTGAGGACATGGTCGATGACGACGACGATTTCTACCAGCATGCCGCCGACGAAGATTACCAGAACGAGTTCCCCAGCGCGAAGGACAGCTACATCGCCATCAAACCCGGCACGGTGAAGAGCGCGATCACAGGCAAGACGCTGTTCTCCAATCCGAAGGAAGCGGCGGGTCTGGCGCCTGCGTTCTACTCGCGGCTGCGCGAGGTGACCGACACCGCACCATTCTCAAAGGCGACCGGGAAGACATGGGCAGGCTTCGTCAAGAATGCTCAAGGCGTGAAACCGGAGGAACTCGAGTGGACCGGGTTCAGCAAGTGGGCGGAAGCGCAGCAGGGTCCGGTCACCAAGGAAACTGTGCAGAAATATCTCGATAAGAACGAGATCAAGATCAACGAGGTGGTGAAGGGCGGGAAGCAGCCGCGTGTCACCTACGAGGACGGCGATTTCGTCGTCTACACCGGGAGCGGCAAGGAGGTCGGTCGTCATGCCAACGCCGCAGCTGCATCTCGGCAGGCCGACGAGATCGGACAGAAGTTCGGTGCGACCAAGCACTCGGCGCAGCAGCTCCCCGGCGGCGAGAACTATCGCGAGATGCTGCTGACGTTGCCGAAAGATAACGCCGAACTGTCAGCAGTCCAGCAGCGCATTCAGGACATCACCATGATGCCAGCGAGTGAGCATGCTCGCCTTGGCGAACCTCTGCGTAACGAGTTCGATATGCTCCGCGACAAGGAATTTTCCCTGAAGCAAAAACGAGGCGAAGATTTCACCTCGTCGCACTACGACGAGCCGAACGTCCTCGCCCACATGCGCTTCAACGACCGTGTCGATGCGAACGGCAAGAAGACGCTGTTCATCGAGGAGATCCAGAGCGATTGGCATCAGAAGGGGAGGAAGCAGGGTTACAACAAGGGTGAGAAGCAATGGGCATGGCTCGACCGTAACGGCGATCCGGTGCAGTTTCTTGAAACCAAGCCGCCACAGGAAGCCATCGACATCAATACGCGCAACGGTATGCGTCTTGAGCAGGTGCAGAAGAATGCTGAAGGTGTTCCCGACGCCCCCTTCAAGCAGTCGCGGGATTGGGGCGAACTCGCGCTGAAGCGCATGCTGAAATACGCCGCTGACCACGGCTACGATCAGATCGCGTGGACGCCTGGCGCGGTGCAGGCGGAACGGTACGATCTCAGCAAGCACCTCGACGGCATCAACATCATCAAGGATGGCAACAAGCTTCGGGTGCGCGGCTACAAGGACGACAACGAATTGGTGCATGAACTGACCACGCCGGAAGAACTGCCCAATGTCATCGGCAAGGAGTTGGCTGAGAAGGCCATCGCTGGTCTGGAGAAATATCCCATCGTTCGATACGAGGGCCTCGACCTCAAGGTCGGTGAGCGGGACATGAAGGAGTTCTACGACAAGATCGTCGTCAACGCCGCGAACAAGATCGGCAAGAAATATGGTGCCAAGGTCGGCACCACCAGCTTCGGCAAGATCAAGGATCGCTACAAGGAACTCGATGCCAAGATTGCTCGCGGCATCGAACTGACACCGGCCGAACGTGCTGAGATGGGAAGGCTCGATGCCAATCCCGGCAGCGGCAAGGGATACGACGGCGAGGTCTGGACCCTGCCGCTCACGCCGCAACTGAAAGAGCAGGCAATCAAGAAGGGGTTCCCGGTGTCCGCGCTGGAAGATCCCACCCGCTCCGTCGGCTAGGCGATAGGCAGACCGAACAGCGGATCTGGAAACTCCTCGACATGGTGCAGGTCGTCTTGGTGCATGTAGCGTGTGCCGGGGTGGATCTTGTCGTTCGGGATGGTGCCGTTGGCGACCTTGTGGCGCTTCTTGAACTCGTGCTTCCAGATCCAGCCCCGGAAATCCGGGTTGCCCTCTTTCGGCACCGACTGCTCGATGGGAACGAACGCCAGCACATGAGCTGGAGACTGATCGAAGATGTGGTTCTTCGTGAACGGCCAGATCAGCAGCTTGGCGTAGGGATGCGGTGAGGATTTCACGTCGATCAGCAGTCCGTCGTAGTTGATGTCGAAACCTCGATCGCACTTCTTCGCATTCCAATCGAGCGCCTCCAGCGGATCGAGGCCCAGATAAATCGCCATGCCGATCTCGGCCAGACGCCCGGCGTGCTGCACCAATGGGTCTTCGTCAGCGGGATCGTGGTCGCCATAGGCGAACGCCAGGGCCTTGGAGTTCTCCTTGAGATTGTCCTTGTAGGACTGCACGACATCGAGCGCGAAACCCCACGATAGCCGCCGCCAGTGCTGCGTGACCGGGATGATCACGCCACGACTTCGAACAGCAGCTTGTCCTGAAGCGGATGCTTGTCGATCCGTGGACGAGATTTGCATGACCATGATCTCCCCGATACTTCGCCTATTTGTCTCCAACCTGACGCTTTGAGCGTGGCACCGTTCTCGCTCGCGAGGATGTAGGTGCCTAGCCGTCGGTAGCCCAGCGCGAAGGTGGCGCGTGCAGCTGCTCCGTAGAGAAACGAGCAGGCGTTCTTGGTGCCGTCGGTGGCGAGCCGGGTGACCTCCAGCGTCTCCGCGTTCTGCCGCTCGCGGGCGACGGGCCGACCGATGATCACCACACCGACGATCTTGCCGTCCTTGACCGCACCGATGGCGAACTTGTAGCCGCGCACCGCGCCGTGGTGGCGATGGTGCAGCCGCACGAAAGCGTTCGCCTCATCGAGATCCACGCTGACGAGTTCAAGCCTGCTCATTGGCGAACAGCCCCATCTGCTCCGGCGCCAGTTCCCACTTGATCGGGTTCTGGATCGCGTCGAGCCGCCGCGCCATGCGCTCCGGGCAGACGTTGTAGTCCTTGAAGTTCCTTGCCACGTTGGCACTGTCGGTCGAGGCCATCGGCCATCGGTCGCCGTTCAGCGCGGCCATCCGCAGGCCATGGACCCACGGCATCGGACCGTTGCGGGCAAGCACGTTGAAGGCTTCGTCCATGCGCCGGCACCACGCATCGGAGCCGATCTGCCAGTACTGACCCGACGAGCCGAAGCAAACCTTCGGCCATTCGTCCACGAGATCGAGCAGCCAGCCAATCGGCAGTCCGATGTGCCACACCGGAGCGCCGTAGGCTTTGCTGAATGGCCATGTGTTCAGCATCTCGGCCTGCTCGGCAGCGTCACCGTCGATGCGGTCTGGCGGAATGGCGAAGTGAGGGTGACCCAGCAAGGGCTCGAGCCAAGTGTAGTACGCCGGGATGTCGAGCGCGGTGCCGCCATTCCTGAAGAGCGAGAAGGCACCGTTGTCCCACATCACGGCTTGCGCGTGCGCGAGCGCCCACTCGGCATCGCGGGCGTCTGAGAATGGAACACACAGACATTTGCCCGCCATGGCGAGCAGCGAACTGCGCGGCGAAAGTGGGGTACCGTGAAAATGCAGGCTCACTCGGCGGTCGCCTCCGCCCAGGATTTCGGTCCCTCGTAGACGCGCACCGTCACAGGCACGTTCAGCACCTTCCGCAGATGTTCTGCAAACCACAACGAGATGTACTCGACGGTCGGGGTGGTGATGAGTTCGTTGAGCAGACGGTGATCCACCAGCCGCAGCAGGTTCTCCATGACGAGATCGATGGCCTCGAACTGGATGCCGCGCACCATGCCGTTCTGCAGCTCCCCTGCGATCTTCACCTCGACCTCGTAGCTATGACCATGTAGCCGCGAACAGATGTGATCCGGCGGCAGGATGTCCGCGAGCGAATGCGCGGCCTCGAATTGAAAAGTTCGTCCGATTGTCTGTGTCATTTGTTCATCCTTGTTGATCCGTCCCGCCTGCCGACCTCGTAGGCTTTCGCCACGGAAATGTCGCGGGCCTCAAGCATGCGCTCGACCTCTTCGATCTCCCGGCGGAGGATGCTGTTCTCCCTCTCCAGCTTGTTGCGGATGGTCATCGAGCATGCCAGCCAGCCGAACAGCGCACCCAGCCACAATGCGCCGAGGTAGTACATCATCGCTGCCCCACAGCAAAACCCAGACAGAACCCGATAAACGCCGCCCCCAATATCATCACAGCCAATTCCATTGCTCTAGTCTCCTGAGATGCGGGAGCGAAACAGTCCAGCCGCCTTGGTGTAAGCCATCGTCGCCTGAATTGAGATTGCCTCAAGCGCCTCGCCCGCCATCATTTCAGACGCTTTTGCCCATATACGGTTGGCTGTGTCGCGTTCGCGCTTGGCTGCGTCACAGATGGCGTTGATGCGCGTGGTTTCTTGAGGCCACCCGGCGAGAAACAAATCTCGCATGGCCTCTATATCCTCCGCACTTGGTTCACTTGGCATTGGTGTGCTGCCTTTCGTGGGTGTTGCGGCAAGATGGCTTGTCGCAAATGTGGACGCTGTTCTTCCCGCCACTGTCTATCGCGCAATCTGAACAGGCCAGAATTGTTGCCTCGCCGCACACGACACACGGCGCGGAAATGAACGGACACTTGTTGCTCCCAATGTGCGTGCCGCCACAGTTCGGGCAATTCTCTATTCCCATGTTACTTGGGCTCCTTGGAGAGAGGATGGCGTCGATCTCAGCGAGCGGAACCGGCGTCTTGCCGATTTCGTAAAGCAGCGTTCGCGCCATCGTCAGCCCCGCTTCTAGCTCGGCTATGCGCTGTCCCTGTTTCAGAACCTTGACCTCGTTGGCGTGTCCATCGTGGAGCAGGATGCCAGCGGCCTCTAATGCGCCAGCCTTGTCTTTCTCTAGCTCGGCTACTCTGGCTCGGAGGGTGTCCTCTTGACGCTTCCACGCAGCGATCTGCTTGATAAGCAGCTTGTCCCTCTCGCCCAAGGCTGTGGCGGCTTCGCTGACAGCTATTGAGGCATTTGCCAGCAAGGTTGAGAGTGGGTGGGTCAGTGCCTCGTTCGTTGCCCAATGGTGCAGCAGCTCAACCAATTTGCCTAGCCTCTCTACCAAACTGGTGTCAGTCGTCATGCCACCCTCCGGCAGACGACGAACTTGCGCCCCGACGCCATCACCGTCCTGGTGGAGTAGCGGCGCGGCGCGTAGATGTCCGACGCACGGCAGGCAAGCACTCGCGCCGAGTTGACTTTGACATGGTCACGGAAGGTGAAGCTTTCACCGACCTCCATGTCGAGCCACGGATAGAACGCACCGCGACCGAGTTTCACAGGCTTGCCGTCCGTCACATCGATCCTGAGTGTCCGTCGTAGTCCGTCGAGCAAAACAGTTTCCGCATCATGTGTCATTGGCCTCATCCTTCGTTAGTCGTCGTCGTGTTCCTTGAAATGTCCCGCGACGAAATCCAGCATCCGCCGCCGCGTCGGCAGGCTGAACGGCAGCAGCACGCCCGTGATGACCACGAACGCCCTGATTTCGGGATCGTCCATGGCCCGCTTGATCGCATCGCCTTCTTTCCGGTCTTTCACCTCTATGGTGGTCTTCATGGGCGCTCCTTAGTTGCAGGTTGTCTGCACGGTATTGCCGACTTGGTAGGAGGTGCAATGCACCGTCGGCGGGACGATGGGCGGCGGGGCTGGCAGGTACGGCAGCGGATTGGGCCGCACCGTCACCGTCGGCATCTGCGCCGAACCGTAGTACGGCGTCGGCTGCCCGTCGTACCACGGGACGTATTGTGAGGATTGCGCCGCCGCCGGGACGGACCCAGCTAGCAGTAATGCGATTGCGAGTTTGATCATGCTTCTATCTCCTTCAGTGCTTCGTCGATTAGTTTCACCGCACGCAGGCAGCGGTAATGGTCGGGCATGGCTAGGTGATCCATGGTTTCGAGGAGCGGCTTGCCCGTCTTCTTGTCGGCCAAACAACAATCCTCCTCGATACCCTCGATCTTGGCGACAATGATTGTGCGGGCTTGATCGAGCGCCTGCCTGATGCGGGTGGTGTTCATCGGCTCAAGCCTACGCGCTGTCGATACGCTGCTTGTCGGCAGGCATCGGAACAGAACGCCGCATCGAGCCGCTTGTCGATCACAGGACCGCCGCACTGCTCGCACCTTGGCGGAGTGAACGAGCGCAGCCGCTCGATCTCCTGCTCCATCTCGCGGATGTGTTTGCTGACGTTCATCGGTTGTTCGGGTCCGCTGCGAGTTTCGACAGGATGGTCGGCATCGGCTCGCCGGGTGCCTCCGCCAGCTTGATGCGCGGCTTACCCTGCGGCAGCACCTCGTTCATCGTATTGGCGATGAAGGCGATGTCGTTCTGCATCGCGAGGATCGAATTGTTGAGCTGCCAGATCAAGTTCTTGAGTTCGGCGTTGCCGACCTTCAGTTCCGATGTGTCGCGCACGAGCGCCGGGATCTGATCCGACACGTTCAGCAGCGAGCGTGCGATCAGGTTGAACGTCTCGTTGGATGTGGACAACTCGACACGCGGCGCTCGCTCGCGTGGGGCCTCGGCAGCGGCGTGGTTCTCGGTTCGCGGCCGGCGTTTCGGTGATCCCATTCCCATCTTTTCCATCTCGCTCATTGTCATCTCCTGTGAAGAACACGCCCCTCGCACCGCTCTGACCTTCCCTTGATAGACGGCAAGTGACAGACAGAGAGTTGATGCGAAGGACGCATCCTTGGGTTGGTTGCTTTGCGTCTTTCGAGTGTGACTTGCCCGTGCCGTTCGAAGGCGGCGCGAACCAATCTTGCCTGATGCCGTCAGGCTCGGCTTCGCCCTCCTTGGACGAAACTAGAAATCGCGCCCGTTATCATCGGGCATGCCACGCTTCTCCATCTCCAGATCGAGCAGCTTGGCGCGGAGGTTCTTCACCTCGCGCACAAGATGCTCGCCAGCTTGGATCATGCCGCTCGACGCCAGCGGGTCTGCGGCCTTGTTGCGTTCCCACTGCGCGATTGGATCGACACTCTCCTGCCGCCAGCTTTGGGTTTTGACATCGTAGATGCTGCCGTCGCTGAACTTGATGGAGTTTTTCATGCGGAACTCGTACCAAGTGCCGCCCTCCTCATTGGTGTAGGCTACGGGATAGGGTCTTGGTGCGTTCTGTCCTGCTGCCATGGCTGCTGCATGCTCCTCGTGAAGTTTCCTGACGAATGGTGTGTCGAGCGGCGTGACGCTGCCATCCGGCACCTCGCGCTTCTCGAAAAGTTTCTTGTTGAGTTGGAGGTTATTATCCAGACCCAAGAGTGGTGCGCCGCCGATCATGGGCTGCCCGCCACGAACTCGAGGTCGCTCGTCGGCATGTTCAATTGGCCCAAATCCGTGAGCAACAAGAACCCCATCGCGAAACCCGTCCCAATAACCAGGCACGCCAGCATCAACTCGATCATCTCTATCGTCCGCATCAGTCATCTCCACTCCGCGATTTCAGGTTGCGTCAGTTCGAAGCCTTTCGATTTGTAATGCTCGAAGACGCGCTCAAGGTACTCGGAAAATTGCTTCACGCTCATCATGCTGGTGACCGGAAGTTCCATTGGCGGTCCCATCAGGGCAAGCTTGTCCTGCTTGCTGAGAGGTTTCAGGATGCGGTCGTACAAGTCCCTGAACCGCTCGTTCTGCTCGCGCAGCAGCGGCACGCCGATGCACAGCTTGCAGTAGGCCTGTATCTCGCTCGCTGTGTGTCCGGTCTGCGCGGCGATCTCGCTGAACCACAACCATTGAAGTTTGTTCTGCTCGACGCTGCGTTTCGAAGCGTCAGTGACCGTCACCGAGAACGGCAGCTTCTGCTGCGCGATGTAGGTCATCGCCTGCTGGCGGCTGAACTCATTTGAGATGTAGCGTTCGACAATCATTTGTTTCGTGGCCTGTAGTTCGCCCGCGTCACCTCGCGTGCAGCCTCGACACGGCGCTCCTCGTGGATGCGTGCCATCTCATCGAAGATGGCCTCGATCTCGATCTCGCCGCGAGCCATGACCTTGTCGCCAACGAGGGCGTTATCGACAAGTTCGATGATCAGCTTGCCTTCGTGGATGTCGAGTTCGATCTTCATGGCTAGAACGGGATCTCATCATCGAGCGCAGAGGCGCGGGCGCGGCCCTCCGGCGGCGGTGCCTTGCCCTCAACGATCTCCTGATACTCAGGGCTCGCCTTGATCTTGTTCTTCAGGCCATCGGACAGTTCCTCGAACGCTGCCAAGTCGAACGTCTCATCGAGCCAGATGATCTGCTTCTTGTTGACGAGCGGCGCGACGGTCATGCCCTTGGGCAGTTTGGAGATCGCGGAGATGTTGGCGTAGGTCGTGCCATCGACATCCTTATGAACGACACCCATGAAGCACGGGACGCCAAGCAAGTCGGACAGCTCGAACCCATTCTCACCAAAGTCCGCTTCAGTGAACGCCTTGCCGCGCCAACTTTCCAGATCTTTGCGGAGGTTAGCCTTCTCATTCATGCTCCATGTGTAGTTCTGGTGGATCGACATCGGGCGACCGTCTTCCATGACGGCTTCCTCGTCCTTGATCTCCCACGACACGAGGATCTTATGTGCGGTGCGCGGCTTGCCCATGTAGGAGGACTGTTGTGTGCCAAGGTCAAGAATGCGGTAGCAGACCGCAGCGTAGGTTCCCGCCGGCGGCGGAGTAAAGTTCGATGATGGTGCGGGCAGTCGGGGCATTGGTGCTATCTCCAGATTTGTGCAGCGGCTTCTTTTGTCTCGTCACGGTCCCAGACGTAATTGTCAAAGTCTGGCAGGAAGAACTCGGCTACCTGCTCCTTGCAGGAGCAAACCCAGAGCAAATTGCGGATGGATCGTGCTTGCCGATGAGCATAGTTAAGGTGTTTGTCAATGTCAACGCACTGTTTAAAGTCGTACTTTGTAGGGGTTGCGTACAGCAGGTGGCACGGGCGTCCCTTGGCCTTGCTGTAGACCGAAACCTGGCGGCAGTGCGCCTCCTTCGGTTCCGACGGCATCGACAGCGTTGACTTGAGATCGATGCATTCCTTCGGCCAGACGTAGTCGATGAAACCCGTGACCGGGACCTCGATGCCGTCGAACCAGATCTCGATGGGGGCTTGAGTGGCGTCGGGTATCGGTCGGTCGTGCAGTGCCTCGATGGCCTTCTGCACGATGCGCGGGATCGCCTTCAGTTCCTTCTCGATCTTGTCGGAGATCTCGCCTTGCGCGTCCCGTTCGAAGCGGTCGAGAGCAGCTGCAATCGACTTGTCGATGTTTCGTTTCGCGGTGACGTTCTTCAGCCAGACATTTACGCCAGCCTCCACCGCATTGCCGCGCCACGCGTTCGGCCCGGCGCGGTCATTGAACTTGTAGAGGTACCGCAGCACCCACATCGCGGGCTCATTGAGATAGCAATTGAGGGAGCTGGGCGAAAGGTGATCGATCTGGAACTTGGCGAACGGATCGGTCATGCGCCGTCCCTTTCCGGCAGTCCTTCCAGATCGAAATAATTTCCGAACGCATCGAAGACGCGATCAGGGCTGAAGCTGATGATGACGTTGCCTGCGGCGTCCTCGATCTCGACCTCGAGCCGCTTCGGGTCCAGCATGATCACGGTGATGGTCTTGCCGATCAGGCTCTTCAGTTTAGTCCGTCGCATTCCCTTGCTCCTTTCACGGTTTGCATTCCATTACTGCTTTGATGAACTCTGCCGCGAGCGGCGGGACAATCGCATTGCCTGCGGCGCGGAGTTGAGCCACTCGGTTCCGTAGCCCATGAGCCAGAGGCTGAATGCCGGGTTGAGTTGGCCTTTGTTTGCCGTCGGTGCATGGGAGCCAGACGAGATCGGACCAGAATGCACGACTTGGTTCGCCAACTGATCCATGTGCTTCCGTCCCGTGCCGACTTCCCTCACATGGATCTCGCTGTTCGCTCCCTTGTAGTCGCGTGCGCTCGGTGTCGCCCACGCCGTCTGCGACTGCCGCGCTAGGCTCTGAAAACTTCCGCTCTTCCTCGTCACGTTGTTCGCATCGTCGCCGTTCGGGGTCGACCAACTCGCGAGCGCCAGGGCTGCGTCGGTCAACGAGATCCCAGAGTGTGCTTTGCTGTTCGGAGTATTCCTGCTGCCGCTCGCCTTGTGGTCGCCCTCGGTCGGCGTCGGCCATGCCGCTGCTGTCGATCTCGCGAGTTGATCCAGACCCATCTCGTCCTTGCGATCCCCGCTCCTCGACCGGAAGCTGTCCACCTGCGGCGTCGGCCACGGCGCCAGACCCACCGTCAGTCGGCTCGCATCGTTGTTCCCCGCTTCGTTGTTGCCGTTCTGCGCTGGTGTTCCAGCCATCGGCGTCGGCCACGAACCAAATCCGATTGCGGATGTGCGGCGCACCAACGCTGCAAGCTGGAAGTACGGTCGCCCCGCAGGCGTAGCCTTCCGCCTCCAGATCGTGGAGAACAACGTCGAGCCAGCCCCATCCAATCGCCGCCTCAACCTGCTCTCCAAAGATAATTGGAGGGCGGCACTGTCGGATAAGAGATGCCCACGCAGGCCACAGATGACGCGGGTCATCGGCACTCTCACCTTTCCCGGCGGCACTGAAGGGTTGGCAGGGACAACTTCCTGTCCAAACAGGTCGAGCGTCGGGCCATCCGGCGAGGCGCATGGCGAGCGGCCATCCTCCGATGCCCGCGAAGAAATGTGCCTGCTGATATCCTGCGAGATCATCGCCATCAACGTCTCGGATGTCTCGGTCGTCAACGTCTCCGGCGGGGAGGTGACCGCCGGCGATGAGCCGCCTGCACCACTCCGCCGCGTAGGGATCGAGTTCATTGTAGTACGCCCCCTTGGTCACTCAGATGCGTTCCCGTCTGACCATCAAGCCAGCTTGCACCTGCTTGTGGTCGAGTTGCTCCGGCCATTTCTTGAAGGCGCGGAGCAGGGCATCGGGCGCGTGCCGCGCCATCACCCTGCCCACCTCGGTGTGACGCTGCTGCACCGGATCGTAGGTGTAGACCCACCACCGCTTCAAGCTGATGATCCTCATTGTGCGGCCTTGGTGATCGCGTCCCAGATGATGCGGCGCACGCGCACGCACTTGCTCTTGCCGTCGCACCGGAACCGAACCCACTTGCGGCCAAGCTTCACCAGCTCCACCTCGTGTCGGCCAGGATTTAGCGGACAGTTGTCGAGCCGCTGGTTGAGATGGATCGGCGTGCCGTGCTTGATGACGAGTTTGAGCGCGGCCTTGCGCTCGGCCTCGCGGTCGCGGATCGCCTCCTTCTCCGCTTCGGTGCGTGCCTGCGCGATGCGCTCCTCGACGGTGAGACGCGCACGCATCTTGAACTTGCGCTCGCGGTGCGCGGTGACCGGAGGCGTGACGATGCCGTTCTTCCTGCGGTCGAGGAAATCGGGGATGGTCATGACAGTTTCCTTTGCTTGTCGATCTCTTCGTAGACGCGGACCTTGATCACCAGTTCAACGATGACCGCAGCACCCTGCTTCAGCAGATCGCTGTGCCGCGTCGGGTTCACCTCGGCGTCCGTTTGCATTTGTGCTGCGAGTTTCAGCATCTCGGTCTGGGTCATCGCGCTTGCCCCGTCTGCCGCTCGAACAGTTCGACACGGTTCCGCAGGTGCTTGTTCTGGGTGTAGAGCCGCAGCAGCGTGCTGCGGACTTCCCACAGCAGCGTGTCGTTCGGGTCCTTGGTCTTGTCGTATGCCGCCTCGACCCGCTCGATGAGAACGGACAGCGTGCTGCCTTTGCTTGGTTTCAGTAACATCAGTAACCTCTCCTCTCTGCGAGTTCGCGCTCGTGTTCGCGTGCCTTCTCGGCCATGTCCTCTTGGTATTCCTGCGCCTCCTGACAGACGCGCTTCAGATCCTCAAGCGCCTCAGCCTCGGTCGGACCCCAGCCTTGCAGGCCCTCCTCCTCGCCGTCGAAATACGCGCACCAATCGAACTGCCGATCAGGGATCGGCGGGAAGACATGGTGGGTGCAGACCTTGGGTGCGTGGGTCATGCGAACCACGCGAACCCGTCGTGAATGCGGATCAACCGCCGACCTGAAAACACAAGTTGGCGATACTCTTCGCTGTGAACCCAGACGATTGTCGGTGTCATGACTTGCTGTTCCTTCCGTAGGTGCCGCTGCTCTCGGTCCCGTAGGGATCGGTCACCATCGGCTCGCGCTTCGAATTGATCGCGGCGGCCCAATCGGCACCGCTGTTGAAATAGGCCTCGGTCTTGGCCTTGGCCGCAGCGAGTTGCGCTGGCGTCCAATCCTCGGCGTGGAACACCACGCACTTGCCGTTTGCGTAGGTCGCCATTACGCCCTCCACTCGCGCATGCGCTTCAGCGCGTCGATGATCATGTCGTTCTGGCTGGACTTCTCCGTCTCGTACTTGGAGGTGTCGAACCCAGCCTTCCTGAACTCTTCGAAGAAGTTGTTCGACGCCTCGATGGCGTCCTCGCTGCCCTGATCACCGTGCAGGTCGTTGAGGCGGATCGCCTCGGACGCGACCAACTCGATGTGCATGGCATCCTCGTCGCTCATCTTGGTGTCGGGGAACATGCTGCCGAAACCTCTGCCGTCCTCGGCCTCTTGCGAAACGTCCCAACGCTCGATGAAGCGCAGCAGCCAGTTGCGCTGCTCCTCGTTGACGAAGTCCTCGACCGCGAGTTCGTCCGCGCTCATCGGCGTGAGATTGTTGGTGGCGCACCACGCCTTGTACTCGTCGCACAGGGTGGCGGTTGACGGGATGATCTCGAACCCCGTGGTGTCGTGGCCATTCTCGATGGCATACTCGACGGTGTCGAACATGATGTGGACTTGGCCATCCCACTCCTTCAGTTCCTCGATGCGGTGACCGTGTGGCAGAACCCAGATGCTGTTCTCGCCGTCGCCGCCGACCACGACGGTGGCGACCGTGCCGCCATCGATGATGCAGTAGGGATAGATGTCGAACGGCTCGGTGAACTTCACCATGTCGCCGGGTTTCAGATTGATGAGATCGTTCAGGGTCGCATCCATTGTCTTGTCTCCTTTGCGGTGTCTCGCCGCGTTAGCCGAAAATCACAACGTCCATCAGGGTGGTCAGGTGACCGTCCTCTTTCACTGCGGGATCGAAATGCTCGCAACCTTTTTGCTCGCAGATCATGCGAATGGTTTCGAGCGCACGCCACAGATTGCGGAGGCCAATCGCCTCGTCCAACTCCCACTGGTCAACCTTCTGCGAGCCGTGGTCGGTCATCATTTCCTTGACCTGCTCGTCGGTCATCTCGGCAGTGACGCGCTCACGGTACTGCTCTTCGAAGTTCTCGCCCCAGCGTGAGGCGTAGTCGCTGACGATCTCAAGAGCCTCGTTGCAGGGCATGGAATTGGCTGACATGTCTTGTCTCCTTCGGGTTAACTGTCACCCTTATATCATGACGAAATCCGATATGTCAACCCTGCTGCTACAGGTTATTTTAGGCCTATAAAAAGCGGGGTTTTTGGCCCTCTTGTAATAGGGGGGTTGACAGGTGTGTGCGCCAGGCTTACATAGGTTGGACAGACACGAGACACCAACAGGAGAGACACCGATGCCTAAGTTCAATGTGCAGGTTTGGCGCACGCACACCGTCACCGAAACCGACTTCCTCACCGTCGAGGCGGCCACGCCGGAAGCGGCGAAAGCCAAAGCCTTGGAGCTGGCTCCCTCCTCCAATAACGACAGTTGCTGGGAGGACGACGATCCGTCCAACCACTGCGGCACCGACTACGAGTACGATGCCTCGAACCCGGTCCTCGTTCAGCGTTCGCTGCGTCCATGCAAGTGGTCGTTCGATGATGGTCCGACCTACGATGGCTGGACCGACGACACCTACTGGAACGGTTTCCTCAATGTGTGCGTCACGCCGGAGACACGCGACAAGGTCGTGGCTGACACCCGCGCATCTGGGTGGTGCAACGACGACGAGGTTGCCGACGACATCGGCGGTCTTCCCAATCTAGACGGCAAGATCTGGCTGTCGGATGGCTGGTCGATCTCTGAGGTGAAGTGATGGGGAGGAACCTCGACAAGCTGATCGACACGCGCACGCTGAAGATGCTGCGGCTCATCGCCAGCAACAAGATCCTCGTGTGCAACTCACTGCGTCTCGCCAAGGACGTTGCCTTCGCGGCGCGGTTCAACGGCATGAAACGTGTCGCCGTCTTCGTCAGCACCACCGGACAATTCGCGGTGGCACTGAAGGACGCCGACCTGACATCAATCTGGAAGGAGATGAAATGAAGAACCCATTCAGCGCGAAGATCAAGGCGCACGATGTGCGGCTGAACGAAAAGACTGAGCGGCCCGACTACGGTTTCATCGACCGTCTTGGCCGCAAGGTCGGCGCTCGCGTCCACACCTACGAGCAGGACCACGAGGAGTTGCCCGCCAACTACGAGGGCTACTGCTGGCGCGGCACGCCGGGTCACAAGTGGATCGTCATCGCGCACAATACGCGCAACGGTCACCCCTACGGCTCGGCCACGTTCCACCGGACTTGCAGCACGGAGGAGGCCCGCGACAAGGCGATCCTCAAGTACCTGAACGACAGTTCGAGGCAGTTGCGGAAGAAGTTCGCGGAGTACAACCGCTGACACCGCTGGATTGACCAACCCCGGTGCGACATGATAGGAAGAGCCATGAAGAAAAGTCGAGAGAAGAACAAGCAGTATCTGGATGAGAAGATCCGCGAATACGGGGGCTACGGCAAGCTTGCCAAGACCCTCAAGATCTCGCGGCAGTCCGTCTACAAGTGGCAGGAGGCTCCGCTGGAGCGTTGCCACCAATTGGAGAAAATCCTGGGCGCTCCGAAGGAGCAACTCAGGCCGGACTTCTTCCGCCAGTAAGCACTGCACGGGGACGCAGCATGTCCGAAGGTAGCACTCCCCCCACGGGGGACGAAGCGGCTCGCGAGGTTTCGCGTCGGGCCGCTTCTCCTCGTGGTACGTCGGTGTGGACGCCGGAGCGCGACACCGAACTGATCGCGCTCTGGTCGAACGAGAAATACTCCACCATGCAGATGGCGACCGCCATGCGCCTCACCAAGGGGCAGGTGATCGGTCGCGCTCATCGTCTGCGCCTGCCGCAACGCAAGCCGCCGCGCCGCTACAACTACCCGACCGTGCGCCGTTCGCCGGGCGCGTCCGCGTCACGCCTCCTGACCACGCCCATCGTGCCGCTGACGCCGGCAGCTCCCGAAGTTCACGAGCCGCCACGCGAATACAAGACGGTGAAGTCGTTGATCGATCTGCGCGAGGATCAGTGCAAGTTTCCCATCGAGGACGGCATGTGGTGCGGACGCCCGCGATGGGACCGCTCGCCGTACTGCGAGGAGCATCATCGCGTTTGCTTCCACAAGGGGCGCGAGATGGGATGAGCAGCTGCAAAAGGAAAACCCCCCGCCTGTCGGTAGCGGAGGGTTCCCTGACACAAACAAAGGAGATGCACATTTCTGTGCGAGACAATCGATCAATGACACAAACCAAGGGAGGACGCAAGCATGTCAGTTCAGGCCATTAGTTGGGCGCTCTCGTTACGGGGCATCCCCGGTGTGGAAAAGTCTGTTCTCATCGCCTTGTGCAACTACGCCGACGCCCAAGGAGATCACTGCTTCCCCGGTCAGGAGCGGCTGGCGGCGGACACTGGGTGGTCGCTCCGGGCGGTGCGCGATGCCCTACGGAAGCTTGAGATGCGGGGTCTGATTTCGCGGGCCGGGCGGCGGCGGCAGGACGGCATCAAGACCTCAGACGAGATCACCGTTAAGTTGTCAGCGGCACCACGCGCCGCTAGGTTGTCAGCGGCACCTCACGACGACCTTAGCGGCACCTCACGACAGGGTCAGCGGCAGGAGGTGCCTGTACATATAGATGAACCGTCAGAGAACCGTCAGAGAACCGTCAGTTATAGTTCACGCAAGACCAAAAAAGGGTCTTCAGGGAAGGAGGATGTGGCAGAGATCCTGACCAAAGTTCTAACGCCGGAGATCGCTGAAGCGGTGGTCGAGCATCGAAATGCGATGCGCCGCAAACTGACACCGCACGGCGCCAAGCTGCTGGTGCTAGAGTTCGTGAAGTGGGGCAATCCCATCGAGGCTGCGAACGAGATGATCGCGAGGGGCTGGCAGGGTTTCAAAGCGGCGTGGATGGATCGCGAGCGCGGCCCGACGACGGCGAAGCAGCGGGCGGCTGACAACGTGCGTGAAATCACGAGACAGATGATCCAAGAAGGGAGAGACAAGGATGCCAAACGACATTGAGATTTCCCGTCTCGAAAAAGCCAAGCGTGAGCTGGCGATGATCGAGAACGCGACACTGACGAGCGTCGAGGATGCGGCAAAAGCTGTCGGCATTCTGGTCGCCTCGTACCCGCAGACGCCTCCGGCGGAGCCGGATGTCTACATGCGCCAACTGCGCGGACTGCTGAGTTCGTTTCCGACAAATGCGATCGAGACACTGGTCGATCCGCTGCGCGGCATCCTCACGCAATGCAAGTTCCTGCCATCGATTGCCGAAGTGTACGAGTGGCTGGAGAAGTTTCAGGAGCCCGACCGCCGGATGGCCGTGCGCCTGCGCGATCACATCACCATGCTCGAACACGCGCCGTTGCCATCGAGCGAGCCTGCCCCGCCACCGCTGTCGGTGCGGCGGAAGCAGATCGAGGACATCCCGCCAGGTTTACGCAAGCCGGAGAAGTTGCGGATCAAGGATCTCGATTGGCTGAAACCGCTGGAGCAGCAGGACCCGGTCGAGCGGCGCGTCAACGAACGCTTCGCCAAGACGCAACGCTCGGTGCCCGAACTCGCCATGCAGGCCCTGAAGAACTTGGAGGACATGCGATGAGCCGCGACAGTCTCAGGGCCTCGGAACTGTTCGATGACATGCGCGAGGTGCTGCGCCGCGAGGACAACGAAACCGTCAGGGCCGCATCGCTGTCGCTGCTGATGTTCGACTTCTGCGCCACGCACGAGGACCCGGAGGCCGCAACGCGGGTGCTGATGAACACGCTCACCCACCTGATCGAATGCTACGAAGGCGGGGTACCGGGCAAAGTTGTCCATTGACAGCGAAACCAAACGCTGGCGAGATCACGATGGCGGCGGGCTGAGAGTAAGCAAACATCCCCGGCTCCAACTCGAAAGCCTGCTCTCATGCGGGGTGCGGTTTGAACCTCCTTTCCACGCATGGTGGTTGCTCCGGTGGGGAGGTCACTCGGCATCCTACCCCACCGGAGATTTCAATAACTTAGGATTGACAACGCAATGGCGTGGCAACCCGGTAAGAGCGGCAACCCGGCGGGCAATCCCGCAGGCAGTCTCCCGAAGGCCAAGCCTTGGCGAAACGCGCTCGAACGCGCCATCAAGCGCCAGCACGACCTGACCATGAACGGTGAGGAAGGTCCCGTGCTGCCGCAGTTCCCCATCGATGGCGAGGTCGTCAAGGGCAAGGTCGTGGTCACCGTGCCTGAAGGTCAGGCCTTGGATGTGATCGCGGACATGTGCGTGCAGCAGGCGCTGTGCGGCGATGTCTCCGCTCGACGCGAGATCTCTGATCGGCTTGACGGCAAGGTGCCGACGCCCATCGAAGGCACGGATGTCCCGCTCATCCACACAGTGCGCTGGTACGGCGAGGACGACGACGAGGACGACAAACCGGAGGAACCGAAATGAGAGCCAAGACCGAAGCTGAGGTGAAAGCTGCGAAGGCCGACGAGGAGAAGCGCAGCTCGGAGCAAACGGCAGATCGAGCGAAAGACAACGCGCTCTACGCGCAAGGCAAACAGCCTGAGCATCACTTGGCGAAAGACGCCGCAGCCTTTGTGCCGACCAACGTCGATGGCTGGATGGGCAACGAGGCGATGAACGTCATCAAGGAGCATTGGACCGATCCGGGCATGCCAGGATCTGGCATCGACGCGCATATCCGTTCGCAGAAGGAACAGCAGCAGAAGGAGCAGGACCGTGACCGAAGCACGCAAGGACGACAAGCCGAAGGACGACAAGGAACCTACTGAGAGCAAGGAGCAGGCAGCTGCTCGCGAGAAGGCGAACGCTGCGTATGCGAAGGGCGAGCAGCCACCGCATCACCTCGCCGTTCAGCAGGCGGAAGGACGCGAGGGCGAGCCCGTCGAGCCCGCACCGTCCAACCCCGATAGTTGGATGGGCGCGGAACTCGCGAACTCGTACCGCAACCAAGAGCCGCCTCCGCCTGAAGCGGTGATGGCGATTGGCACGGCGGAGCAGAAGGCTGCCGCGACCAAGGACAGCGAGGCTGCCGCGAAGAAGGAAGACGACAAGCGCAAGGCCTCCGATGAGGACGCGAAGCGCAAGTCTGGCGTAGCAGGCAGCGACGACAAGCGGCCACGCGCCTGATGTCGGTAGTCGAGGCGGAAGACGACGAGGACGATCCCGGTGTCGCGTGGGTGCCGTACTATCCTCGAAAGGTCTTCCGCCCATTTCATCGCAGGCGGCAGCGTTGGTCGATCATCGTGGCTCACCGTCGCGCCGGCAAGACCGTCGCTGCCGTCAACGATGCGATCAAGGCCGCAGTCCGCAACAAGGACGGCGACGGTCGCTACGCTTACATCGCGCCGCTCTACACGCAGGCGAAGGACATCGCGTGGGACTACCTGAAGCACTACGCGCACCCGCTGCTTGCCAAACCCCCGAACGAAAGCGAGTTGCGCGTTGACCTCTTCAACGGATCGCGAGTGCGCCTCTACGGTGCCGACAATCCTGATCGACTTCGTGGTGGCTATTGGCACGGTGTCATTCTCGATGAGTATGCGGACATGCGTCCATCCGTCTGGGGCGATGTCATCCGACCAGCCCTCGCAGACAAGCAAGGCTGGGCGACCTTCATCGGCACGCCACGCGGGCGAATAGGCCTCTACGACATCTGGAAGGGGCTGGGTCAGTGGAAGGACGTTGAACTGTTCCGCCTGATGCTGAAGGCGAGCGAGACGGGTCTGCTCAAGCCGGAGGAACTGGCTGACGCGATGCGGACCATGTCCGAAGACGAATATGCACAGGAGTTTGAATGCTCTTGGGAGGCCGCGCTGAAGGGCGCGTACTACGGGAAACTCATGGCCAGGGCGGAGGACGAGCGCCGGGTCTGCGGTGTGCCCTACGACCCTGCGGCCATGGTTTGGACCGCATGGGACCTTGGCAAAGCGGACGCAACAAGCATATGGTGGGCTCAGGTGGTCGGTCGCGAGGTCCATCTGATCGATTGGTACGAGGCGACCGGAGCGGAGCTGGATCACTACGCCAAGATCGTTCGCGAGAAGCCTTATGTCTACGCGGGTCACATCGTTCCACATGACGCGCAGGCCAAGATCCTCGGCATGGCGCAGACGCGCCTCGAGCAGCTTGAGAAGCTGGGGCTGCGCCCGATGACCATCGCTCCCATGCATCGCATCGAAGACGGCATCAACGCTGCGCGTGTGATGATCCCGCGCTGCTGGTTCGACCGCAACAAGTGCGAGCGCGGCATCGAGGCGCTGAAGATGTACCGCTCCGAATACGATGAGAAGCTTGACACGCTTAAGCCGATCCCTCGGCACGATTGGTCGAGCCACACTGCCGATGCGTTCCGCTACCTCGCGATGACGCTCGACAAGTCGGATCAGAGCAAGACGGTGTTTGGACGGGATCTCAAATATCCGAAGATGGGAGAGGTGTGATGAGCGTGAAGGAACTGCTTGCGAGGGTTACGTCGGGCGAACCTGTCGAGCCCGACACGATGCTGATGGCGCTCGCCAGGGCGGTCGTGCAGCTGCAAGATGTGATCGGCGTCGAGGAACTGGCAGAGCCCGATCCCGACAACGCCCAGATGGAAGGCGACGATCCCCCGATGGGCAATGACTGATGGCATACGACGGGGGAACGAGCGGCGGCGCCAGCGGGCAACCTCAGCCTGCGATGACCGACGACGATCTGCAAGCGTTGCTCGCCGCGCAGAAATCCGACGCTCTGTCCTCCGCCACTGAAAGCACGCTGCTGTCCGCCCGCGAGAAGGCGCTCGACTACTACTACGGCGACATGTCCGAAGACATGCCGACCATCGAGGGCCGCTCCAAGGCAGTCTCGACCGACGTTGCCGACACCATCGAGGGACTGATGCCCTCGCTCATGGAGATCTTCTGCGGCAGTGACGAGGTGGTGGTGTTCGACCCGGTCGCGGAGGACGATGTCGAGAAGGCGGAGCAGGAGACTGATGTCGTCAATCATGTCTTCATGCAGCAGAACGATGGCTTCCTCGTCATCTACACCATCATCAAGGAAGCGCTGCTGTCCAAGCTTGGCACGGTGAAGGTGTGGACCGAAGAGGAGGTCCGCGAGGAGAAGGAAACCTACTACAACGTGACGGAGGACGTTCTCCCCGCCATCGTTGCCGACCCGAAGGTGGAGATCTCGGAGTACTCGCCGTCCGACGAGATGCCCGGCACCTTCGACATCCGGGTGGTGAACAAGCAGCGGGTGAAGCGTCACCGGGTGATGGGCGTGCCGCCGAACGAGTTCGGCTGGAGCCGCCGCACGGTGAACATCCGCGATGCGGACTACTGCTTCCACGAGCCCGAAGGCGGGCGCACGGTGTCGGAGCTGGTCGAGCAGGGCTACGACCGCGAGCAGTTGGATGACATTTCAGCGGTGGTACCGGGCGAGGCGAAGTCGAGCGAGAGCGCCAAGCGCGACACGATCAACGAGACGGGCAACGCCGGGTCGATGTCGGAAGACATGAACAAGGCGATGAAGCGCGTGTCGGTGTGCGAGCATTACATCCGCATGGACTACAAGGGCGACGGCAAGGCGTGCCTGTACAAGGTGACGACTGCCGGCGACGAGACGAAGATCCTGACCAAGGGGGGAGCGCCAGACATTGAAGAAGTTGATGTCATCCCATTTGCGTGCATTACGCCGTACCTCGTCACTCACCGCTTATGTGGACGGTCGGCAGCCGACTTGGTTATGGACATCCAGCGAATTAAAACGGCTCTTACTCGCGGCCTTCTCGACAACATC